GCCCACCCCTCGGGCGGGGGGTCACCCTATAAACCCCGTGGTGGTACCCCTGGGGGCGGTCGTGGACGGTAGAACAAACGTTCGGCCCTGGGGACCGCGGAGCTCTTAACGGCGTCTAATCAAACGATAACATTTTGTTAGCACCAGGCCCTTGCACCTTACGTATCAATTTGTTATATTGTAGTTGTCGGGAGCGAGAGACCTCCCACACAGAACCAAACGGATCGCCCGCACGGCGATCAACACGAAAGAGAGTCACCAAAAATGAGAGCAGCACAGGCCGCACGCGCACAGCGCGACGCTCAGACCCGCATCGTGGATATCGTCAACGCGGGCGAGCAATTCCATAGCGCCTATGACCACATCTCGCGCCAGGCATTCGCGGCAATTCCGCCAACGCTGCCGGGTTACGCCCGGGAATATCTCCGCGGTTATCTCAACGCGCGGCTCGATTTACTCTGGCGCAACACGGAATTCCGATATCAGCTCGCGGACGGTTCATGGGTCAACGCAACGGACCTTGAATACAACGGCACAGACCAAAGCTCCGGGCACTGGGTAGCAACGCACAATCCACCGGCTGCGCATTTCTGGAAAGGTACCGACCGTCCGTTCACTCACCCACAACCTATCAACAATACAACGCTCACACCAACGCCCGACTGCCTTACTCAGACTGTCGCCGACGCTTGGACCCACTAGAGACCACAGAGGAGTCACCAATGATCACCAAGCAGCAAGCCGTCATGGCTGACGAATTCCACTACACCGGAAATCACGAATGCTCGCGCACCGTAGGCCCGCGCGGGGGAGTCACGGAAAAGATAGTGCGCGTGCGTCGCAACGGCGCAACGCAAACCTGGAAAACGCGCCCGGACGAATGGCGCCTCCCGGTCAAGTATGGAATGCGCGCACGCGACCAATTCTCAATCCACCATTACGAAGCGGCTAACTGGCATACCGCTAACGACTGCCCACTACAGACCACATAACAGGTCGAAACGTCGCGAGACGTCTAGGCGTTAGGCGCCTGCTGAAGAGACCAATTTAGGAGAGTCACAACGATGCACACAGTTATTCGCGCGGACCTGCGCGCCAATTGGGACAACGGCGACGCGTGGGGCTCCACAATGGGCGCCTGGTTTTCCATCGCCGACGTCCTTTACGTCACCGGCGAGGATATCCCCAACGACTGGGGATACCGCCAGCCCAACACGACAACGCGCGTACTGGCCAATATGTACGACGAAAACAACGGCGACTGGTTAGCCGCCGACCTGCGAGAGTCTTACTACACAAACCTGGTTACCGCCGACGACTTGCGCCATGCTGGCAACGTCCTAAAGCGCCTCTCAGACATTCTCGAGGCCAACGACCGGAGCTACTGACATGATCACCCTCGAATCCGGCGCGTTCGGATGGGACTACCTGCTAGTCAACGACAACGGCGAGTCCATCCTGATTCAGACCGACTATGACTACCCCGGCGTGGCGACAACGTTCGGCTGGGGCGGCTCCGAAGACGACATATCAGGAGCTGCTGCGTACCTTGACGACAACGTAGGCGCGAGCGTCGAAGACCCCGGCTACTTCAACGACTGACAGGTCGAAACGTCGCGAGACGTCCAGGCGTAAGGCGCCTGCTGAAGAGACCATTTGAGGAGAGTCACAACGATGGAACCTGTTGAAACCACCGAACGCTACGGATATACCGCTCGCATCGAATATGACAACGATCCGGAGTCCCCGCGCGAATGGGACAACCTTGGCACCATCATCACATGGCACCGCCGCTACGCCTTCGGCGACCGCGACGGATACCGTGAAGGGATCGACCCTGGAGAACTCTACAACGAGCTGAAAAGCGAAGGCGCTCTCATTCTGCCGATCTACATGTACGAACATAGCGGGATCACCATCCGAACGTCAGACTTCGCTGATCCTTGGGATTCCGGCCAGGTCGGGTTTATCTATGTCGACCGTGCCAAGATCTTGGAGGAATACAACGCCAAACGTGTAACAACATCCGTTCGCGAACGCGCGTTGGCGTGCTTGAAGGCCGAAGTGGAAGTACTGGACCAGTTTCTTACCGGCGACATCTACGGCTACATCATCGAAGACGCGGGGGGTGACCACATCGACTCATGCTGGGGCTACTACGGACTTACAACGGTCCGCGAAGAGTTAAACGCAGCGCTTGAAGCCCTGCCGCATACGCTCCCTTTGCCGGAACTTGCGTAATCAGGTCGAAACGTCGCGAGACGTCCAGGCGTGATGCGCCTGCCGATAAGACCACTTTTGGAGAGTCACAACCGATCATGGAAACTATCCACCTTACACTAATGATCGATCCATCCGACGCCGGGGAATTCGACCCGTATCATCCAGCGCTCAGCCCCGCACAACGCGCGGCGCTCGTCCGCGCACGATTGTTCGCAATTCTCGAAGAGGAAAACGACGTCGAATTGGCAACACGCCTGACCATAGAGCACAACGGCCTGGCTGCACTTGCGCGCAACGCCGTACGCGAGTATCGCAACGATTACCACTCGCCCGCCTTGGAGGAGGCTATCGAGCGGCTCGCATCAGCGCTTGACTGACAGGTCGAAACGTCGCGAGGCGTCCAGGCGTGATGCGCCTGCCGATGAGACCAATTCTGGAGAGTCACCTATGAAAACACTCGCGGACCTCAACGCCAACGCCCACGAGTACCGCACCTTCGGCAACGAGGGCAGCGGCACCGGGCCATTCACTCTACGGACCTCGTGGGCCGTGGGCTCGCAATCACGACGATGGAACCGCTCCGGTAAAACGCATCTGCTGCGTATCTCAACCGTGCTCGCAACGCACCCGGATGGCGGCTGGAAACCGAACTACTACAAGGTCGGCCAGGTCTACTCCGCCGCCGCCATGTGCGACTCCAACGGCCAGCACACCGGGCATGTGTACCCCAACGTCGACACGGACGCAGTGGACTGCCAGCGTTGCCTGAAGGCACTCCAGTGATCTACTACGCCGAGTGTTTCGCGAAACCGTACGGTGGTGGCTGGGCCGTCGCCGAGACTCCAGAAGAGGCGCTCAAAGCGGGCCCGTCGCAACGTCGGCGAGACCGCCCGCCACGAACGCGGATCGTACGTGCTCGAGTTCCCCGACAACGCCAACGTGAGTTGCGGGAGCGAGCTGTACGGTGGGTATCGTGCCAACGTCCACCCGCTGCGCATCGTCTCGAAGCACAAAATCACCATGGACGACAACGCACTGCTGGGCCGGTAATTCTGGCCCTCGCCCTATCATTTTGATATACTGAACGCACAACGAAAACAGGAGAGTCACCAATGTCTACCGCCAACGCTCGCGCCATTCTTGACAACGTCGAACTGCCCACCGCCCGCTATCGCGCCATTCGGACCCGCTACGTCGGGCCAACGAACACCCGCGGCTCGCGCATCATCGCCGACGCCGGGGACCGCGCCTCGCGCGTCGTCGTCAGTTACGACCCAGCGCTCAACACCGACCAGAACCACGCGTACGCCGCCGTGCTGGTCACCCGCAAAATGGGCTGGGACGATCCCCAGTATTTCACCCCATTGGTTGGCGGTGGATACAACGCCGAATACTTCTGGGTTTTCCAGAACCGCCCGGAACCCTGGATCGTATGCGCCGCGTGCGGCCATAGCGGGCCGCACACTTCCGATAGTGGGTGCTCACTCTGCGACTGCACAGAGAAAGTGCCGGCATGAACAGTGTAGAAGCGCTGGACTTCGCCCTCCAGATCCTCCGCAACCGGCAACGGCGCGTCGCGCCGGCCCCGGACGGCTCAAGCCCCACCGCGGACGCCATTGAAACCCTGAGCGCACTCCGCCAGCTCATCGAAGAAAACGAGCGCATACTCGACGCCGAAGAGAGCAACGACGACAACGCGCAACAGTCTTTCTGGAATGCGTACGTCCGATGAGCGGTTGCCCGTGCTGCGGCGCCAACGTCGCGCCGAATGTCCTTCACATCAGCGGGCCCTGCTTCGGCCCGGTCCAACGCGCGGGCGACGGTGAACTGATCACCGTCTGCCACCGCCGAGCCAACCATGCGGGCGCGTGCTCCGACTGGGCGCCCAACGAATGCACCGTCCCGGACTGTGCCTGCACTGAACAGGAACCCCTCCTATGAACGTCTATGACATCCGCGAAGACACCGCCGGTCGCTGGTACGTGGTGCGCATCGACCTGGACACCGGCCAGGCCACGTACATCACCTGGTTTGACACACGGCTCCAGGCGCAACGCAACGCGGACCACCGCAACCTGGAGGCGAGCCGATCATGACTGAACAACGCATTGATGCCATCGAGCGCCGCCTTGCGGACCTCGAGCGCGTCGACCGTGAAACGATCCGCCTTCTTGACCGCCTCACCACCGCGATAGAGCTGCTGACCAACTCTCAGGTCAACCAGCAACGCATCCTCAACGAGCACACCGGTTTGCTGCGCGACCTGGTGCAGCTTGTTGGCAGCGTCGACGACCGCCTCGGCCGCATCGAGCAAATCTTGCTCGAGCGCGGCCACCAGAACGGAGCATCATCCACATGAGCAACGCAGCGACGCCGGCGCCCAACGCGGCGGCTGCCTCCTCTCTGCGCACACCTGAGGGTGTGCGCGCCTGGCGCAAGGAGCGCGGGCTCTCGCAGATCGACCTGGCGGAACTCCTCGAGGTGGTCCCCCTGACCGTACTGCGCTGGGAGAACGGCCAGGTCGCCATCCCGCGCACCGTCGAGCTCGCGCTGCTCTACCTCAGCGAGGCGCGGTCATGACAACGCTCGAAGAGTTAGCCGCACGCGTCGCACGCCTCGAGGAGCGTCAGGACCTCGCCACCAAAGCGGACCTGCTCGAGGTCCGTCGCGACATCGCCAACATGGCCACCGGCATTGGCACCGATCTTCGCGACATCCGCGGGCAGCTCGCAACGCAAGGTCAGAACATCGGCGAGATTCACCAGGACATCGCCGAAATCCGCCGCATCCTTGTCCGCGGCATCTTTCGCTGGCCATGGGAGAAGCGCTAACGCCCCACCTCAACACAACACTGGATATCCGCCCGTGCGGGCGGGGTGTGTCACCACCCCGCCACGCTTACACGCCGATCACCGGAGGATCGACATGCACATCAAGACTACACTGGCCGCGCTCGCATTTGCGCTGGCCACCACTGCCAGCAGCACGCCTCAGGTGGCTGCCCAAAGCTACACCGCCACCACCACAACGGACCTGGCCACGGTCGCACCGTACCAGCACCTCAGCGACACGTCCAACGCGGGCATGGACAGCATTCTGTTTATCTACCTGCGCCCGAACCTCGACAGATACTGGGGTCAAACCCTCGGCAACATGTACACCGCGCCCGGCTGGTCATGGATCAATCGTAGCGGCGGCACCGCCACAGCATGCGGCAACATCACCCTCGAAAACGCGGCTAAGCAAGCCGCGTTCTACTGCCCACGCGACAAGGTGCTCTACTTCAACGCCGACTTTCTGCAGTACCAGGAGCGCCTGTTCGGCTTTCCTGGCATAGCTACCGTCATCGCCCACGAATACGGGCATCACATCCAGAACCTCGAAGGCTGGGCGTCCGTCATGACAACTCAGCAGGAAGAGCTTCAAGCTGACCGCGACGCCGGGGCGTACCTGCGCTGGGCAGGCTGGACCTACACCACCAACAACGGCGGCATAGCCAGTTGGTACACACTCAGCGACGTACAGGGCGTGGCCTGGGCCGCCGGCGATTACCTGTACTCCGATCCCGACCATCACGGCACGCCATCAGAGCGCTCTGAAGCGGTCACGCGCGGCTGGAACAACGGCCCCGGACTGAGCAGCGCCGCTATCTAGACCCAAGGTATAGTTCTTCTGGGTTCACAGGCCCACCTGGTGAGGATGCAGTCGGCCCCGTGTCATGCGGGGTCGTTCTGCGCCTGGGGTATAGTCTGACTGGTACGCGGTGTCTTGGTGACTCTTCCACCGCGTGCGAGAAGGGGCCCCCGTTGTCGACAACGGGGGCCCTCTTGCGTCAACGCCGACTCTTCTTGGGCTCTTTGCGCGGCACGATCTCCGGCGGGTGGTCGAAGCACATCTCCAGCCCGCGGTCGCAGGTGCCGCAGTATTGCCCCATCAAGATCCTCACCGGTAGGCCGCGCACGTGGTCACCGCACCGCGTGCAGGCGCCACACACCAGCTTGTCACCGGCGCGCAGCCCCCAGCGCACGTCCAGCTCGACCCTGCGCACGTTCACGCGAACACCACCACACGGCCGGCCCATAGCTGCCGCATCACCACGCTCCTGCGCAGCTGCGTCATCTCGCGCTGGTACAGCAGCTCCTCAACCTGGTCGAAGTGCTGATACTGGACGGCGCGTGCGATCCACGCGTCGTAGCGGATCATCTCGTTGCCGAGCTGGCGGATCTCCGCCAGCAGTTCCGCTTCAGCCTGGTTGTACGCCCTCATGACGTGCTCTCGAACGGCATCGTGCAGTCGAAGTGCAGGCCGAACCCTGCGCGCTCTTCCGCCTCGCTCAGGTGGATGCCGCAAGCGCGGCAAAGTTTGGCGCCAGGGTTGATTGCCACGGTTTGTTGCCCTGGTTCTTCGGTCAAAATGGGCGTCAACAAACCCTCGTCAACAAACCCCACCGCAGCCACCACCTCCGCCTCTCGAGTCAGGGTTTCGAGATCAGAATCGGCCGCAACAGGCGAACTCTCCGGAGTATGAGATGCCACCCCCTCGATTTGGCAGCTAACCTCCTCGACCACCTCGCTGTCCGGTATGCCGCCAAATCCGCTTACCCCGGTCTCGCTCCACGGACGCCGGCGCGGGGCAAGGACCAGCACACCTGGTCGCCCGCCCTGCGGGCCGGCAGGCTTGCTGATGACGCAGCCCTTGTAGATTGACTCGTAGCGCTCGAGCACCGCCTTGAGCTGGTCACTGTTGCGGATACCGCCCACGTGCGCGTGCAAGATGTCCCTGCCATACGCCTGCCGCTCGTCGCGCTGCTCGAGCCAATCGACCACGCGATCAACGGAGCCGTCGAGACGTTCGTCTTTGAACGTGAGCGACAGGCGTTCCTGTTCCGGGAGTGCGCGCCAGCAGTCCAGAATTGCGTCCATGTACAGCGCGGCGCGCTCGACCATGCTCGCCTCGACCAGGCCGCCCTTGCCGGGGTTCTCGGCTTCGCAGAACACGCCGATGATGCGCAGTAGATGCACGTCCGCCTTCTGCAGCGCGGCCGAAACCGACGAGCCCTCCATGGCCTGGGCCCGCTGCTTCCAGCGCCGCTGATGCGCGCTGAAGGCGGCCAGCGCGCCAGCGTCCAGGCGCCAGCCACGATGCAGCGCGCGCTTGCTTAGCAGGTCGAGCAGCAGCGTGTCCCACACGCCGGGCGTGAACAGCCCGCCGTCGGGCAACTGCAGCGAGCGCAGGTCAGACAGGTGCGGCAACCAGCGCGGTCGAAGCCCATCCTCTTCCCCGCCCAGGCGTCCGTGCAGGCCAGTCTGCAGGCCGCCGCACACCACCATCGTGGGCTTCTCGATCAGGATGTCGACGTCGTTGCCGCCCTTGCTGCCAGTGCCGACGCGCTCGTACTGCCATTGCTCGCCTGTCCACAGTTCCAGAAAGCGCGCGCGGTCGGCGCTACTGGTTCCACGCTGGTACTCGCCGAAGGTGAGCAGCAGCTTGGACAGTTCGTCGGCGTCCCAGATGATCGAACCGCTGCCATACTGCAGCCGCCGCGCAATCGCCGACATGGTCGAGTCACTGAGGCGCAGGCGCTTGTCCCTGGGCGCTTCACTGTTGGCGCGGTCGGGCGCCTTCTGTGCGCGCCAGGCGCTCATCGCATCCTGGTACTCGCGGTACGCCTTGACGTCGTAGTCGCGCAGAGGCTTGAAGGCCATACTCTGCACAGGCGACTTCCCCGCACCACGAGGCGCCAGCAACACCACCCACAGGACCATGCGATCCGTCCAGGGGCCCTCGATCTCCACCATGCCGCCAGCCGCGCCGGCTACCGCGGCCACCGCAGCGCCGCACGCCAGGTTCGCCGGCAGCCCCATGCGCTGGGCCAGACGCACAAAGGCCTGCATCGGCTCGGGCAGTACATCGATGGGAAACCTGGGGATGCCGGCCAGGTGATAGTCGTCGGGACTCTCCGCGGCGTACTCCGTATGCGCTCGAGCGACGAACACCGTGTTCAGGTAGTCGCCCAGCTCAGGCCAGTTCTTGACGATGGTCGGCAGCCCCTGCGCCGGCTGGCCGGCGGCGATCTTCTGCGTCGAGTCGTGCGCCAGGCGCTCGATCTCTGCCTCCCAGTGGCGCGTGCGGTCATCCAGAAAGCTGCGATCATTCGCCTGCTGAGCGGCTGCCTTGAGCAGCGCCGAGATGGATGACTCCTCCATCCCCTGGCGCGCCAGGAAGCCGCTCAGCGGCAGCAGGAAGTCGCTATGCCGGCTGATGATGGGCGTCCGCGGCCAGGACTCAGCGATGGCGGTCACCAGCGTGGCGTCGAAGATGGCGCTGCTGCGCAGCGTCGACCAGGGCACCGCCGACTCGGCGAAGACGTCCGTTGCGATCTGAGGAGCTGCTTGTCCGCTGCGAGCTCGAGCCCAGACCTCGACCAGGTACGGGTTCGCGTTCCAGTCGTCATCGGGCGCGGTCTCGAGCCCGCTCCGCGGATGCTCGGCCAGCGCCAGGATGGCCGGCATGTCCAGGCTCAGCGCTTCCTGGGTGCTCAGGCGGACCTTGTAATGCCCGCCGTGACTGTTGAAGCTATTCGTCAGCCGCCACAGGCGCAGCTTGTCGTAGACCGCGTGGTCGAAGGGGGTCGACCCCATCAGCTCGACGGCGGCGGCCTTCTCCCAGATGTGCAGGTTCTCATCCGGCTCAAAGCCACCGAACAAGGTGTGCGGGATCTCAACATGAAATCCCTTGGCTCCACTGAAGTAGACCCGCAGCGCTTCCAGCGGCACGTCGGCAAGCGCCAGGCGCGCCATGAAATCCCTGACCCACTCCAGCGCAACCGCGGGGTTGTCGCGGTTGTCGAAGTCGAAGCGCAGGCTGGCATCCCAGACCTTGCCAGCGAAGCCTTCGACCGTCCCGTTCCCGCTACTGTTGACGTGGGTGCGCGGCCACTCCACCAGCGCATCATCGCCGCGCGCGTGGCTGATATAGCGCTCCGCTCCGGTGTTGGAGAGCGCGACGACATCACGGATATGCCGCACCCGGTTGCGGCGGTTCAGCGCGCCCAGCGCTGTTTCGACGTACACAAAGCCCGCAGGTTCTGGCATTACTCACGCTCCAGCATCTTGCGCATCAATGCGGCGCGGTCAGCCAATTCACCAGCGGGCTTCACTCCAGTTCTGGACCTACCAGGCTGCCCGCGCACGCCGGCGCGGCTATTGTCAGGTTCGGGCGGATTCAATGGGTGGATGTCGCGCGCTTCGACGAGCAGCGCGACCCCTGTCCGCCCATTGATCGGCCATGTCTTGACCTCCAGAAAACCAGTCACCACCAGGTGCTGACCAGGGCGCGCCCAGCGCTCGAGCTGGGCACGCTGCAGACCACGGAAGCGCACAACACATTCAGGATGTTTGACGTGCGCGTCCACCACCTTGCCGCGCAGCTGCAGCACGTCGTTGCCATCCGCATCGAAGCGCCGCTCCGGCTCACGGCTGACCATCAGGCGAAGTTCGACCTGGAGCCCACCGTCATCGACAAGGCTCATCTCAGAAAGGCAACTCGCCTTCTTCTTCTGCGGCTTCCGCCCTGGTGGTCGAGCGACTCCCCACCGCAGGGATGACCTTCATGACGTAGTTGTGGTATTCGTTGCCGCCTTTGGTCCTGGGCGGAGTGACACCGACGTACTTCAATCCGATGGTGTCGCCGACGCGCGGGTCCAGGGTTTCAAACCGCTTCTTGAGCACGCTCCTGAACAGCGCCACACCCCAGCGGTGACCGTCTTCCTCATCTTCAATCACCGCGATTTTGGCCGGACCAAAGTCCGTAACAATGTCTTCCCACCCGACGAGTTCGCCGACCAGCGTCGTACCGGGTTCATCGTCAGGGTTCCAGCGATCAGGGAGACTTCCGTCGTCAGCTGCCAGCTGACTGCGCAGATCCGTTGAGGACATCCTTCTTCACTTTCCTTTTAGGTTTCACTGGTGGTTTACCGACCAGTGACTCGTCGTCGGATAACATCCATTCCGCGAGTGTTTGAGGGCTTAGCACCTCCATATCGTTGACCTGGCGCACGCCGGTCAGCTTTGCGATCTCGAGCAGCAGGTCTTCGCGTAACCCTGGATGGAGCCCGCACCACGCTTCCAGCTCCACGTGCAAGTGGAGGCTCACGCGAGCGCGCGCGCGATCAACTCCACAGCGCTGCCGTCAAGGATCATGTTGTCCGTGACGCGCACCACCCGCCAGCCGAGCGCCGCGGCGAGCGAATACTTCCGACAGTCTTCCTCGAAGCCGGCGCCGCGGTTGTGGCGACCCTGGATCCAGATAGCGCCTTCCACTTCGATGCCGAGACGCTGCGACACGTAGGCGCCGTCGAAGCGATAGCGGCGACCCTCGGCCTGGGCGAAGGCGTACTCCAGTGTGGGGCGCGGCAGGCCGGCGTCGGCCAGGCGCTGCCACAGGGCCCACTCGAGCTTGCGGACGCTGGCGTCGCGCAGAATCTTCTGCGCAGGCGTGGGCTTGGCTACAGCCATCGGCGTGCAATCAACCAGATGAAGCCGGCCACGCCGCCGAAGATCAGCGCCAGCATGAACATGAGCAGGAACCATTCGCCCAGCGACGTGTGACTGGAGCGATAGTTGCGCGAGCTCATCGGAGGCCGACCACGCGGCTGCACACGGGCCATGGTTGAAACCCTCGCTTCGCCCTCAGGCGTTCGGCGACCACGATCTGCGCTTCACGACTGGCGTAGCCGGCGATGCTGGCGTACACGCCGCCGCCATACGCTAACCAGGTCGGTTGATCGAACTGCAATCCACCCGAGTACGTTCTGCCGATCAAGTGCCAGCGGTTGTTGCTCTCGCAGCTCGCCAGCAAATCCCAGACACCGGACACCTGAGCGACGGGGGCGCTCACCGTCAGGTCTTGTGACTCCGGGGGCTGAGGCGCAGGACTGGGCTCTTCAGCCGACACCGCTTCAACCTCAGAGGGCAACTGGCCCCTGCCTTCCCCATTTGTCTGCCAGTGGCCTGTCAGAGCTACCCTCGTCGCCCATGTCATACGCGAAGGCGGTCGCCGGATTGGTGACCACCATCAGCACCGCCGTGCCGACGATCGCCAGCGTGCGCGCCATTACGCTGCGTTCTCCTTCGGCGCGCTCTCTACCTGCTTCTCGCGTTCCAGCGCCGCCAGGTATCCATTCACGAACCCATAGCGCATTCGCACCGAAGGTGAGTCGATCATTGCTTCCGCACACCAGCGGTGGAAGGCCTGATCGCACTGGATCTGCACCGCGAGCGATGGCCACTTCACGGCTTCACCTCTTCGGCGACCATGCGCAGCGCATCGCGCTCCACCAGGAGCGACTCCATCACCTCGAGCATCCGCCGCGTCAGCGGCGCGTAGCCACCGAACTCGAATTGATCCGCCAACATGTCTTTCACCGCACGTTGGTAGCCGGACAGGTAGCAGAGCCGTGGATCTTCCGCGGATGCGGGGTTGTAGTGCTTGAAGGTCCACCAGCTCGTGGTGGCGGCCTCGGTGGGCGAAGGCACGCCGAAGCTAGGGGTCTGACGGACCATGACCTACGCCGCTGCCGGCTGCTCGTCGAGCAGCCCATCAAGGCGCCGGGTTAGCTCGACATCATGGCCGGCGATGGACTGGGCAATTGCATAGCGCAAGAGCGCCAGTGCCTGCGCGCCGGGTTTGCGATTTCGTTTACGGGCGAGGTCGTGGAGCTCTCTCCAGCCGGCCACGCCCAGGTTGCCGTCGCTGATAATGACGGTCCGACTCGAGGACATGCCCCGAAGTGTCGGAGGATTGGGAGCGCCATGCGCTCCTCATTTCCTACCCAATTTCAGGCAAGAACTCTGGCGGCCTGGTGCAGCATGCGGCACCAGTGCACGACACCGTCGTACTTCCCATCGCTGCCATCCAGAATGGATACCGCCGACAGTCCGGCCGCCACGACGATGGACGCCGCCGAGCGGAACATCGGGAGCTGGAGGATCGCCTGGACCACCTCGCCAGCGTCGGCGATGACGCTCTTGCCGTCAGGTGTTGGCACTTCGATCAGCACCGGCTCATCCCTGCGTCGCAGCGCGTGGTAGTCAGCGAAATGCTGGCGGTCCAGCACATCCGGGAACTGTGCCCCCGGGTGCTGCATGCGATAGCGCGCATCCTCTTCGTCCGAAATGAAGGCCGAGATCACCCAGCACCCCTGACCGTGGACACTCCAGAACAGGTCGACCCGTTCCACGTCCACCAGATGACCATTCGACGCGCGCAGGGTAATGGGCCCGTACGTGAAGACCTCGCCCGGGTGCTCCTTCGCCTTCCGAAAGAACTCGCCCCCCCGCCCGCCGACAGCCCGATCCTGGTCAGGGCAGAACAGGTCCGGCGCGCGGCAGCCGATCATTTCATCGCTGCGGTAGCCCAGGATCTTGCACATGTAGTCATTCGGGCTGCCGATCTTGTAGCGCTTCTCAAGGTCCTCGTGATCGCTGAGCGTGTAGCTCAGGCGATGCGGCGGCACATCCTCCGGCAGCACGATCTGCGGCAGCGCCTTCCCCCACCCGAGATGGAGGCTCGCTATCTGCTGCGGCGGGGACACGATCACCTCGGGCGGCGTCTCCACCGAACCGTCTTCCCACGGAGGCCGCATGCCCGGCCGCAATGGCCACTCCGGCATGAGCTCCGGCCAGCCCGAACGCGCGCGGTCGAACTGGGTCTTGCTGCCCGGCAATGACGCATCATCATCGGTCAACAAGGTCCCCATCCGCTCCCGGGTCATCTTGCCGCCCCTGGGATACTTCGGGATCTTGCCCCCAAAGTACGCGGTGGCGACAGCCCACGCGCGAACGATCATCAAGCGGTTAGCGACGGTTCTCTGGCTTTGGGCATGCGGCAGCACGGAGACGTTCCCCTCCTCAACACGAAGAAGACATGTCCCCCGCGAGGCTGTGCGCCTGTGGGTGGGGGCCTTACTGGACGCTGTCGAACAGGCGTCCTACACGAGTATTCTGCACATTCCGTGCTCCTCATGGTCTCCCCAAAGCCTCACCATGCCGGCGAAATGGCCACGGAAGGTTAACGCATCGTGACCCTGCATGCACACGGGCGGTTACGCCGACGTTGCAAACGCCAAACCATCGACCGGCTAACGCCGCAGGTTAGGCTGGTCTGCACTGTGCATTTGCATGAGCGTGTTGCCAGCAATACAGCACGTACGCGACTGGAGTGCACTGTTCAAGTATGGTCACACTACTGATCATCTCCTGTCGTGCTAACGCCGCAGTTGCGACGCCTACGAATGGACCGCGCTCTGTCCCAGGAAGAGCTTGCCTACCGCGCCGGCATCAGCCGCACCACGGTCATGCGTGCCGAGCTAGGGAAGCACATACGGCCGTCTACGCTCCGAAGCCTGGCGCGCGTGTTGCGCGTCCAGCCGAGCAAGCTTCAGCGCCCGACGTAGGACAGCCTGGCGACCGAATGAAGAGCGCATGGTGAGCTGCCTCGCGGCAGACTTGTCGACATGCCTGATGAGCCCCAGGGCGAGCCCGTCACCGACCGAAACAGCGCGATCCGTGAACTCGTGCGCCTGTTACGAATCGGTCACAAAGCATACTTAGAGAAGGCGTCTCCTCAACCTGACGCCAACACTAAGCATGTATCATCTGAGCATGTACGCGATCCAGCCGCTTGAAGGGCGGCGCATTCTGCGCGGTGTCCGCGTCTCGACGCCGCACCAGGTCGAGAACTGGTCCATCATCGCCCAGGAGCGAGACTTTGATGAAGTCCTGCGCGCCTGGGGCGCAACCATCATTCCGTTCAATGAGCAGCAGGTCTCCGGCCGCGACCTGGCCAAGCGCAAGGTCTTCCTCGAGCAGATGGAGCGGCTCAAGCGTGGCGAGGCCGACGGCATCGCCTACTACGACGTCAAGCGCCTGACGCGAAACGAGTTCGGCATTGATGGCGGCATCATCGCCAAGCAGCTCGTCGAACTCCGCGCGGTGCTCGTCACCTTCCGCAAGGTCTATGAGCTCTGGCGCGAGACCGACCTCAAAGACTTCACATTCGAATGTATGCTGGCCGGTATTGACGTGCGCGGCATCCGCGATACGTTCTGGCGCGGACTGTTCGCGCGAGCGGAAAGTGAGCCGTTTCAAATGGGCAAGGCACCGGTCGGGTATCGCAATCGGCGTGAGGTCTTCGTCAAGTCCAATGGCCGCGAGAAGATCCAGACCTTCCTGGAAAAGGATCCCGACGCCGAAGAGGTGATGCGCGAAGTCGTCCGCCTGATGGACGAATGCCACAGTCTCGGCGAGGTCTGCCGCCAGCTCAACCAGGTCGCGCGCTTCCTGCTGCGCGCACGCGGCGAGCAGCGCGGTGAGCGCATCGTGCCGTGGAAGCCAAACAACCTGCTGCGCATGCTCAAGAACCCGAAGTACCACGGGCAGTGGTACTTCGGCCAGAACAGCAAGCGGACCTCCCCGGTGTGGGAAGGGCGCGAAGACAAGCGCTTCCACCATGACGCGCCTGAACTGGCGTACTGGACCGCGGCCGACGCGCTGCGCTGGCGCAAAAAGTTCAAGCCGACGGGCGCCTGGGTGCCGCAGTCACGCGCGCGCAAGTACCAGCGCGGGCTTATCGGTGTGCTGGCGTGTGTGACCTGCGGGCGCCCGATGGTCAGCGCCGGCGCGCTCGGCTATCAGTGCTCAAGCCAGCGCAATGGTCTGTGCCCTGCCGCCCAGGTCCTGGGCGAACTCCCCGCCCTCAAGGCGCTGCGCGCCATCTTACCCGACCTGCTGCCCAGCGCCGACGATCTGGCCGCCGAGAACGCGCGCCAGGCCTCGAGCAACACCCTGATCGCCGACCTCGAGGCCAAACTGGCCATGCTCGAGGAGCAGCAGAAAGACGACACCGCCGAGTGGATGCGCATCCGCGGCGCCAAGCCCGCGGCCATCACTCAGGCATTGCAGGACCGTGAGCAGGAAATCGAAGCGACGCGCGCGCGACTGAGCGACGCGCGCATTGAGCTCGCGGCCAGCGATGGATCATTCATCAACGCCCAGGAACTACTCGAGCACTCGCAAGAGAAGATCGACACCCTGACCCCGTACCAGCAGGCCATGGTCTATCGCCTGCTGGTCGCCGACGTGCGCATCAAGGGCGAGGGTATCGCCCGCGGGCGTCGCTGGACCGTGCTGCCTGGCTACCGCGCGCTTCTCAAAGAAAGCACGCTTAGCGATCCTATTGCTGCGCATTGGTACACTAACCTTGCAATGGCCTTAGGCGCCTGCGCCTGAGTGTTGCAGCGTCACGAAACCGTTAGACTGCCGTGATGTGCCCTGAATGAAAAGGCCCCGCCGCGAGCGGAGCCTTTTCGGGGCCTATGAACACCTGATGGGAGGTGCCCAGACCGTTGTCTAGTGTAGCCATCGAAGAGTCCCCAGCACCCCGAGCAGTGCCGGTTCGCGGTAGCCGCTGGCTGAGAAAGAACGGCAAGCATCGCGACGCTGAGATCGAAGTCACCGAATCAAACGGGCTCAGCGTGATGTTCAAAAACGTCGTCGGCGGCGCCCATATGGGCAATCAGAAGGTTGACCCGAGCAAGGTCTACACGCTGCCCTATGAGACCTTCCTGCGACAGTACGTCGTGGCCGCGGGCGCCGTCGGATCTGGCGGCGGACGTAGCTTTCGCCAGGTGAACCTGCCAAAGCCGCCCGTGTACGAAGCACCGCCGGCCAATGGCAAGGTGGCCACGGTTGACGAGATCACCTCAGCCATCGAAGACGTCTCGCCAGCTCAGGCGCAGGCCTGGCTCAATCGTGGCGGCCACAACCGCCCCACGACGAAAGGGCGCATCTCGCGCTATGCGCGGGTCATGGGTCGGGGCGAGTGGCGGCTGAATGGTGAGGCCATCAAGTTCGACCGCAATGGGCTGATCATCGACGGCAAGCATCGCCTGCTGGCGTGTGTCGAGTCGGGGGTCACCTTCCGCACGCTCGTCATCCGCGGGCTCGAGCCGGAAATCTTCACCGTGCTGGACATCGGCAAGAACCGCACGCCTGGCGACATCATGGGCATCGCCGGCTACCAGAACCGCGTCGCCGTCGCATCAGCCGCACGCGGGCTCATCTTCATCCAGGCGACCGGGCGGTATGACCCCCCGACGCGCCGAGAGCTCGAGCCGCTGGTCACCCACGCCGCGCTGCTGCAGTACGTCCAGGAGCATCCTGAAGTTGTCGACGGCGTGCTGCTGGCGAATCACGTACGCACGGGCGGCTTGTCTGGCGGCTCTGGCCTGCTGGGCACGCTGTTCACGCTGCTGCTGCGCGTCGACCGCGACGCTGCTGCGGACTTCGCCGAAGCGCTCAAGAGCGGTGCTAACCTGGACGTCGATAGCCCCATTCTGCGCTACCGCAACCGCCTGATCACCGACCAGCGCCTGCCAAGCAACCAGGCGTCGCGCGAACACCTGTTGGCGCTGGGCGTGAAAGCCTGGAATTTCTGGCGAGCTGGCGAGCAGGTCGGCCAGCTCACCTTCCACGCCGAGCGTACGTCTGGCCGCCGCGGTGGCGAAGCTTTCCCGGTCGCGGTGTGAGGGTCTTCGCGCGCGACTGGGTCGACTGTTTCGCTGCCGTGATGCTCAGCCTCACCAGCATGTTCAGCTACGTCCACGAGGCGTACGGCACCGCAGTTGTGAGCGCTCTCTGCGCAGGCCTGGTCGGCGGCATGGCCTTCACGCGTTGGGCGATCCGCCGACGATAAACAATGAATCAGCAATGTCGAAGTCATCCAGAAATCATCCCGAAGTCATCCCGAACTCATCCCCCTATTTCCGTCGGTGCCTGTACCTGTTGCCGCCGCTCGAGGGGCAAACCCGCCGACGCCCGTGCTATCAACCTTCCACCATTCGCGGGCTGCCGCTCTGCGACTTCCACTGGCGCGTCGTCGAGCGACGGCTCAAACATCGGATCGAAGACGGCATCAGCTAGGGACATAAACAAACCCCCCACCGTCCGGCAGTGAGGGGCCTGTTCCCGCAATGGCGACGGTCTGGGATACCGAGGAGCCCGTCGCCGCTAGCAGTCTACCAGGAGCAAGTCATGAGCGAGTACGTGGTTGTGCGGAGGTGGCAAACCCAAAAGCGCGCCTACCAGGTCGCGGTTGGCCCATTTCCGACTCGTCACCAGGCGCAGCGGAAGATCGAAGAATACATCCGCGAGTGGGGCTACTGGGATAACCGCGACCAATTCAGCGTGGCGTTGTACCGACACCCCGAAGGTTCCGAACGTTTGGGGGAGGTAGTTTGAATGGTGCTTAGCGCTACCAAACATGACCTCGTCAAAGGGTGGAACTACGTACGGGGGCGACGCAGTGCGTCGGTATGGCACGTCGCCGAGAACTTTCCACCAGACAGTTGGTTTCCAAGCAGCATGGCGCTCTGCGGCAAAGAAGGTCCATGGTCAGGCAACACACGAGGGGCCTGGGCGGTCGGGAAGTTGTGTGGTACATGTCGGCGACGGTTGCCCGAAACAGCGCTTGCTAGAGATAGAGATGGATAAGTCGACCAAGGACGATTCGGCACTGAGAGCCGCGCACATGGCACTGACTGAGCGCGCCCGCTCCGCTGAAGATGCCATCGAGCAGACGTGGCGGCCAGAAGTGAAAGCACTCCGCGCCGCACTAAACGAGGCCCTGGCGCAGAACGAGCGATTCAACACTCGCTACAGGGACAGTGAGGCCGAGAACGAGCGGCTGCGGGCTCGGATCATTATGCTGCTGCGCTGCCACTACGACGAGCACGAGCACCATGGGTCACCAACCTGCTTTGATATCCAGTCACCCACAGACGAATGGGAAACTGCGGCGCTGTTCCATGTTAGATGGACCGCTTGATAGAGCTAAGTGCCGTTAGAGCAAGTACGCCAGCGCGAGCCCTCCGATGAGCAGGCCCGTCTTGAGCTCCATCTGCCCAGTGGCCAGGAACACGACGTCGAGCACGAGCACGAGGAGCGCGATGATCGCGCCGATCCACGAGCGAGTGATGGGGTAAGCGGGCAGTCCCTGCATTAGCGGTTTGTCTCCCTTCCAAAGATAAAGCCGACGGCTGAGCCGATGACCACGAGCGCGGCTTTGGCCGTCTCGTCAGTCGTCGGGCTCACCACGATCCACGTCATCGCCAGAATCAGCGTGATTGCGATGATCGCCATCGCTATCGTTTTGACCAGCTCGAGCTGACCGTCGCCAGCGGACCCATCGGGCTCTGGCATCAGCACCCACAATGCCACCGACGAAGCCTGCGAGGGTAGGTAACCCGTGGTTGGTCAGCCAGTCGGCCAGCGCGAGCAGACCGGTGTTCGAGTCGCTCACACATCACACGAGCCAGACGACGCTGAACCCACCTAGCGCGGCGAACTGCTCCCGCGACACGTGGTCATACACTCCCTTGTATCCCGGTGCGGAATTCGCCACCCAGATACAGCCACTATCCACACCCCGGATTCCAACCCAGTGGTACCACTTGGCGCCTGACATCATGCCCGGCGTCTCGCTGGCGAGCTCGTACGTCGTGTCGAAGTCCAGCCAGCCCTGGTCGGTGGGCGCGCCGTAATTGTCCAGCACGGCGCGCAGCGCTGAACCGTCAGCGTTGGTCAGTCCGACCTGCGCGTTGATGTTGTGGGTGTAGCCGATTTCGTAGACGGTGCTTTCGCGGCTGGTGTAAATGTCCGCGGGGACGATCAGTCCCGTCGCACGCTGCAGCCAGTTGAGGCTGCAGGCTGAACAGGTCCAGTCGTAAAGCTGCCCAGGCTGCGAAGTCCAGGGGTCGAAGAGCGGCTCTTCTTCGGCCCCATCACCGAAAGGGAGGCGATTGACCTTGTTGTCGTACTCGTAGTACCAGTATTGAGCGTCCCTCGCGAGCGTCAGGCTCACTCGAGACCCTTCATCAAGGATCACGTAGCGCTCGTCTGAGCGAGCCTCGTCACCGTTGTCGGCAATGGCCTGGGCGACTCCAGGTCCGATGTTGTAGTCCGTCATTGGCGTGGTACGAACCTCACTTCTCCCGTGCTCCAGTCAATCTGCGCATCGTGCTCGCCGGCTGGGATTTGAATGCCGACGTCTTCGCAGGCAGCCTCGAATGCCTGCTGGTAGGCCTGCCGCCGCTGGTTGTGCGCTGCAATCGCGGCCTGGGCGACTTCCGTTGCGCCCTCCACGCCTGCGCCCATGCGCGACAGGCGGCGGAGTTGGCCGGCCTGGAGGCGTGGGGTCTGCGCGGCGTATTGCGCTTCTTCGACATGGCCGTTTTCGACAATTGTTTCCATCAGATTCCTTTCGCCTGGCAGCGGGCGTCGAGCTGGCGCAAGGCGCCCCAGAGCATCGCGGACATATTGGCGTAGTTCAGGCCGACCGGATTCCCGCTATCGTCCAGGGTGACGAACTCCGGCGAACTGGCGTACACATCGGGAGCGCTGAAGCCGATCTCCCAGGGCGTGGGCTGCGGCGTATCCGACGGCGGCATCTCCATCTGATAGGTCTGGACTGGCACGACCGCCCGAACTCGTCCCATGCAATCGTCATCGCTGATCGCCGTCAGGTTCGCTTTGAGCTTGGGGTCCGACGTCTGATTGAAGGAAATCGCGTACATGCGCAGGCCCGCGTACACATCACCAGGCACGTACAGATAGTTGGCAATCGCCACTTCGCCGGCGCTCGCGCCTGAGCGCGTGCTCTTGTTGAACACACCGTAGCTGCCGTTGCGCAGGTTGATCGTGATGCCGTTCGGACCGTCGTCCACGTAGAAGCCGCCGCCGACGGAGCCGCCGCCCGAAATGTTGATGCCGGCTGCCAGGAAGTTCGTGAACCCGAAGGCGCGTAGTTCCGTGCCGTTGACGAGCTGGAGGCCCACCGTGCGGTTGGAGTGAAAGTATGCGACGCTGCCGTCCAACTGGATACCGCCATTGGTTTCGATGACACCCACCCCTGCGATGCCCTGCCACCAGTAGCCGTTCTGGCTGAAGGTGACGGTCGGTGCCGTCAGCGAACCCGTCGAGGAGAGACTGACAACCTGCAGGTTGCTGGTGGGCAGAACATAGTTGGTGCCATCGAAGCCGATGTAGTGGGTTGGGTTGCCCAGGAACAGATAACCCATGTTGTTACCGCGATTCGCGGTGAGGTCGCCAGGACTGACACTGATCACCGGGCCAGCCGCGACCCATCCACTGCAGTTGACTGACGATGTCACCTGAAGCGTGCCGACCGTCGTCGTGCTGGTCACGGTCAAGCTGCTGTCGAGCGTGACAGCGCCGGTCGCGTGCAGCGTGCCGAGTGTCGTCGCCCCATCCACATTCAGCGATGGGAAGTGCGCCGCGCCCAGGCTGGTGAGCGTGCCGTTCGCGGTGAAATTGCCGCCAATGGTCAGATCACCGCTGATGTCCAGACTGCTGAAATTTCCACCCTGATGAGCTCCGTGGTGATTGTGGCCAGTCGCGGAATTGAACAGGCCGTCGATGATGTTCAGCGACCCGCGCAGTCCGGGGTTGGTGGTCAGGTAGTCAGCGGTGTCATCGTCATCAACGCATAGCGCCAGGTTCAATTCCGCGGTCAGATCGCTCATAGTGCCCTCAATGCTGAGACTTTGTAGCCGCGCAGGTCGCCGACCCTGGTGCCGCGCAGTCGGCGGACGATGCCGTACACGGTCAGGATGCGGAACTGCGTCGCTGCGATGTCGATACCCCACGACCGTCCGCCGCCGCGCTGAAGCCCGCGCATCGACTCCTGGTACCCGAACACGGCGATTTCGTTGATCGTCTCATCCGGCAATTCGATGGCGAGACTGCCTGGATTGGCGGCAAAGTCCAGGAGCTGCTGATGCAGCGAGTCAGAGTTGAGGCGCTGGACTGCGCCGTCGAGGCGCGACTGGTAGCCATTGGCGTCGATGGTGGCCTGGATGTCGCGCTTGAACGCAGGCACGACACGCTCGTGGTAGGCAACCGCCTCGAGCACTGGTGTATCGGCAGTCGACGTATTACTGAGCACCGCCTTGAGCGACAGGGCATTTCCGACCAGGTTGGACGGTGTCTCGATGCGCTGGCCATTCGAGGTGAACTCGCCCAGATACAGCCAGTTGCCGGTGGGATCTGTCGGCGGAGCGCCGGCGGAGGCCATGATGCGGTAGTACAACTGCACCTCGTCACCCGGGCGCATCACCGGACCGAAGCAACTGAAGCCAAGCCAGTGCTTCAAATCAGCCTGAAACATGGCGTGATGCAGCGGAAAGATGATCTCGCTCGGGCCAAGGATGAACTCGGCACCCGAGTCCGCGGCGAGCGGCGTGCGCACCAGTTTGATCCAGTTCCACGTCCCATCCGCGAAGCCGATGTACAGGCGATCAATGCCGCTCGCGCCTGAGATACCCATCGTCGTGGCGCGGCCGGTCCAGTGCGCCAGAGCGCCGTCGTACTGAGCATCAAAGGCGTACGTGGCGCCTGTGTCCGCTTCGTGGGGTTCCCAGTTGCCATAGCTCAGCAGATAACTGGTGTTGAGGCCCGCGTTGTAGACCACCAGGTAGGCGCGATAGCCGCCCCAACCGCAAAAACACTGCGTATCACCCCGAACGGGTGATGCGTTTTCCAGCAGCATGCCGGGCCCAGCGGGATTCAGCTGTTCGCCTGGTACGTCCAGGCGGTAGAAGGTTGGTCCGACGCGGAACCAGATGGCGCCCAGCCAGGCGGCTGCCGTCCGCCCGTTCTCGGAACTGGGCGGCGCCTTGATGCCCGGGAAGAGATCGTTGACCGAGCCATCCGAATTCAAGGTGTAGACCCGGCCATCGTCCTTGAAGATGTGCAGGCTATTGCCACTCTGCCGCAGGGAGGTGATCTTCGTCGCGGGCGTGCCGATCAGGTACGGACCGCTCCAGTTCCCCGCGACTTTGGGGTCAGAGGTGACTTTGCGAATGACGCTGTTAGTGGGGTCAGCTGCCCAGAGCTCAGAACCAACCACCTCCAGAAACTGCGGAGCAAAACCGCTCGGCAAGCTGCAGCCGGTGTAGGTGCCGACCGGCGTCCGTTCGTTAATTGTCCCATTGGCGAAGGCGATATACATGGAGTACGTCGCGCCACCGAACCCGCCCTGAAAGACGACACAATCGGTGATCTGCACTCCGAAGGCATGGTCCACTGGCTGCAGGTTGCTGTCGTCCACGCGGCGGTAGACGTTGCCGCCGGCCAGGATGAACTGCACTCCAGATCCACCTGTCGGCAAGTCGATGAACTTGGTGACGTAGCCACCCGCGGCGGTCTGTGGCGTGATCGGGTGTGTCAGCGGGCCTTTGCCAAACAGGCCGCCGTCAACCTGGATGTCGGAGCCCCAGTAGTAGCGGCGGTCGCCAAAGCTGGACTGCACGCGCTCGCCGTAGCCCGCCGTAGGGCGCAGCGGGAAGGTGCGCTCACGGTAGACCGGCGCCGAGCCGTACTCCTGCACCGACGGCACGACCTGGTCGAGCATCTGCTGTTTTTTGGTCAGCATGATCGTGCCGTCCTGCTGCACGACAAGCATCAACCCCAGGCGATTCAGCGGGTCGCCCAGGATGCTGCCCAACCGCATGTGATACGGGTAGGGGTGGCGGCGCGATGACTGGAGCGGCACGTCACCCCATGCCGACGATGCGGTTAATGAAGGTCATGTCGATGGCATCCAGGGCGGTGTCCAGATCCGCAATAGCCGACTTGATCAGCGTCTCCTGATCGACGGTGAAGTAGTACGGCGCGGCTTTCAAGTCAGCGCTGGCGAAGAAGTCGTGGTCCTGATTGATGGTGTTCTTGTTAGCGATGAACCCGCGCAAGTGAGTGCCCACCAGGGCGTTCACCTCGTCGGCGTTGCGCGGCTGCGTGCCGACGGTTGCGGGCGGAGACGGTTCAACGGGGAGAGTCATGCAGTGATCCTTTCGTTTCAGATAGCCCTGGCGACAACCATCATGCCCGCGCCGCCATCCGCTACAAATGTGTACGCCTGACCGTGGGCAATGGAGATGGACGTGGGGCCTGATCCGTCTGGCATGCCAATCACTTGACCATTCGCTGCGGCAATAGTCACAGCGGAGCCCGACCAGTTCTTGACGATCACCCACTCGCCGGCGCGACCACCCCCATTCGGCAAGTAGGTTGTGGAACCGGGAGCGTTGATGACGATGAATGACGACCAGTGGTCAATCGTCCAGCCGTTGGTGGCGGTGGTGTAGTACAGCTTGAATGAGCCTACAGACAGCTTGCCACTCAACGTTGTGTCACCCGTGCCATTGATCGCTCCCACGCTCAACCAGGCAATTGGGTTCGCACCAGACGGCGCCGCGTAGAAGCTAATCGTGTCTGGGCCCGCGATGACACCCATCGCGCTGCTGCCGACATTGAAGCGGTTCCAGTTTGTGCCGTCGTAAAAGGCATTGCCCATCAAGTGCGCGCCGCTCTTACCCGAAACGAACAAGTAGCCATCGGTGCTCTCAAGGCTCAATCCGGCAGGGTTGTTGACTGGAGTGCGGATGCGCTCACTGCCGCCGCTGTTGATCCAGAGTGGGCCAGTGATGTACACGACGCCGTCGTCGCGTGTGTAGAACAGGTTGGTGGTGAGAGCAGAGTTGAGGTACTGGAAGCCGTAAGTGGTGCCGGCGGACCCAAGCGCCTTACTGGTCACCAGCACTGTGGCGGTAGGTGGTGTGTTCACGCCGACGGTGCCTGCCACGCTCAAGTTGCGGCCCAGGAACAGGTCGCGCGGCCTGGTTGCGCCGCTCGCGCCGATGTCCAAAGTGTTGTCGGTGACCGCCACGAAATGCCCGGCGGTTGTCACTTGCCAGCGGTCCACGTTGTTGGAAAACAGCGTCAGGGTGGTCGCGGAGTATGTCCCGACACGTAGATTCCCTGCACCGCCGCCGATGTTGTATGAATCGATGGTGAGTGACGGCCCGACCAGCACCGACATCGCCACGTACACGCTGCGAGGTCGGCTCGCGCCACTCAGCCCGATGTCGTAGGTGGCGTCAGCAGTCGCGATGAAGTGACCCTGGTTATTGATTTGCCACTGCCAATTGCCCGCTGCACCAAGGTTCAGCGTGGCTGGGCCGACGATACTGGGCGTGACGATACCGTTCGTTCCGACGGTCAACTGATTGGCGATGAACGCGTTGCGTGGACGGTTCGCGCCGCTGGCGCCAATGTCATAGAGGTTGTCCGCAAACGCGGTCAGGTGTCCGGTGGTGCCGATATTCCAGCGGCTGGTGCCCGCCGTAGCCAGGTTCAGCCCCGACGTGCCACTCAAAGAGAAGGTCGAACTGCCCAGGAGCAGCGAGCCGTTGAGCGTGGCGATTTGCGCGCCGGTCCCGACAACAGCACTGGTAGCCAGATACGCCGTGCGCGGGCGCGTAGCCCCGCTCAGGCCAATGTCGTAGGCGTTGTCGGAGACTGCGGTGAAGTTGCCCGCACTATCAATCGTCCAGCGGTTGCTTCCACCAGCACCTAACCGCAGCGGCTGCCCGGAACCTGCGCGGATCGTTAGGTCGTACGCCGCCGCAATCGTGTCAGGCAGCACGTTGAGTTCGCCACTCCCGCCGATGCGGATATTGGAGTAGACGTAGACCTGGTACGGACGGAAGTCGCTCGTAGAGCCGATGTTCCAACTTGCATCGGGGCTGAAGGTCAGGTCTTGCGTCAAGGGCAACTGGATGCCGGCCCCGCTCGGCGTGCCCCAGGCGTAGTCATAGTCCGCGTTGGACGCCTTGATCAGGTACTGATTGGTGAGGCCACCGGTGGGAATACCGGCGCCCATCGGCCCTGTTGGACCCATGGGACCAGGTACACCCTGGGGACCGGGCGAGCCATTGATGCCAGCTGGCCCTTGAGGCCCGGTCGCGCCTGTCGCGCCGGCGGGACCCATCGGACCAGCGATGCCTGGTTGCCCATCGATGCCGGCTGGGCCCATCGGCCCAATCGGACCCGCTGGCCCCGGCGGCCCCGGCGGGCCCTGTGCCCAGGTGGGTGGTAGCGGCTCCCCACCGACCGGGTTCCAGTTGACGCGCGGCTCAGTATTGACGACGTCGGTCATAGCGGCAGGCTGACCACCTCACTGAAGCCGATGCGGTTGATGGGAGCTGGACCATAGATCAGCGACTGGCGCGTGAACTCGCGCGCGGCCATTTCCTGTGTCGCCTGCAGGTTGCCCGCGGCGGCCGCATACATGTGTGAGGGGAACAGGTGCCAGGCTTCGATGTGGCCTGCGCTGGCGGCGTAGTCCAGGTCGACGTCCAGTTGATCGTTGTCGTCGACGGGACCGCTGAGGCTTTCAGTGCCATTGACCCACGTCCACGCCGGCCGCAGCGCGGTGGCCCACACATTCGCTGGTGCGGTGCTCCCACTGGTGCCGCGCAGCATGACGTGGCCCTGCTGCATGGTGGCTTCGAACGGCGCGTCGGCGTACGGCTTGTACCAGCCGTATTGCACGCGGATGACCTGGCTCGGGTTGGTGATCCAGGGGTACTGATACGTCAGGTCGATATCGCCGTAGCCGCTGGTGATCAGCGCCGGCAGGGTGTCTTCCGAAAAGCAGCGTCGCAAGCCGGCCAGGACGGCCTGGCGCAGCTCCTGGTCTGGGTGGAGGTGGGTGAAGTCGGCGAGCTCGCTCGGATCCATGGCGCGGTACCAGTTGCGGTCGATGACCACGCGCCCCGCGCTGGCGTCGAAGCTCTGCACCATGCGCGTGCGGTCCTGCGGGTTGTATGCAGCGACAAGGCTCCCGTCGGACAGCACGCCACGGCGCAGCAGCCACAGGTTCTCCGGACCGCCCAGCACCGCAGACGAGCGCAGTCCAGGCATATACGCCGAGCCCGTCGTCGACGTGGTCGGCACCGAAGAATCCTGCGCAGCCTGAAAGAACGGCCCCGTACGCCGTGCGACTTCCTGCTCGAGGCGCGCCAGTGTGATCACGCTTATGCAGTCCTGAAGGTTGCGTCCGGAGTGGAGGTGGTGAAGCCGCCGGAGGTGACATTGATGCGGTAGTGGTAGAGCGTGCCGGTGGTGAGGCCGGTCAGGCTGGCGACAACCGCCCCGCTGCCCGCTGGCGGTGTGGCGGCCTGCGTCGATCCGTAGGCAGTTGTCGTGCCGTAGTCCACCGACATGCCGGTGCAGGCCTGGTCCACGATCCAGTTGACCGTGGCCAGCGTGGCGGCGATGCCCGAGACGCCGACACCGCGGATGCGCGCGCCGCGGTACGAGGCCTTGCCGTCGTTGATCAGCCTGGCCACGAACGCCTCGTCAGTGAAAGCACCGACGTGGCCAGCTCCGTGGATGGTGGTCGGCACCGCCGAGTCCGCCGCGGGCGCCAGGAAGACGATGTCCGACATCAAGCACCCTCTTCGGGTGGCGTGACGTTCTGGCCAGCCGGTGGCGTGATGCCGCTCCAGTCGAAGATTTCGACGCGCCCCGTATGCCACATCTCGATGACGTAGTCGTAGTCATCGGCGTCGAAATCTGTTTCATGGCCGCGACCGTAGACCGTGCCTTCCTTGCCAACCCGCGAATCAGGGGTGGACGCCAGGAACCTGCACCTGGCCATCAATCCTTGTCCTTGCTCTTCGAGGGCTTGGTACTGGTGGCGTCTTCGCGGCCGGTGCGTGCGTTGTAGACGCCCTGCTGCTTGGCCTGCTCCTGCTCGACAGCGACATCGGAGACCTTCCCATCGGCGCGCCAGTCGCGGAAGACCTCGTCATCCACGTCCACCTCCACGCCCGCAGCGAAGACTTCACCGGTCTTGGGGTGGGTGACCGGCACCAGGGTGCGAACCTTGGGCATTTACTTCTTCCCCTTTCCCTTAGCGGTCCTGGGCAGCTTGCTCTCATCGGTGCCCTTCAGCTTCCGCTGCGCGTCTTTGGGGTCGAAGCCGGGGACGTTGCCCCCAGCCGCAGCTCCAAAAAAGCGGGCCTGGGCCTGGCTGACAGGCTTCTTATAGGCACGTCCGCCGGGCATGGTCAGGCTCCAGGCTCGGGTGCCGGCTCGGGTTCTGGCTCTGGTTCGGGCGGAGTCGGTGGAACCGGAGGTTTGGGATCTTCTCGCATGGCTCAGCCCTCGCCGCCCGTGGTGGCCTTCTGCTGGATAGCGAAGAACGGATAGCGCGACGCTTTGGTGGCCTGTTGGCGGTTGATGGGATTCGGAATCGCCCAGGCGAACCGCGCAGTCACGCGCAGCGCGACCATATCTTGCTGCATGAGGTTGTACTGAATGACAGGCGGCGAACCGTTGTCGGTGATGACGCCCGAGTCAAACATTTCCATGCTGATGTCGTCACGGATGGCGAGCATGGACTGGTCCCACTCTCCGCCGATCATGCTGTAGCCGGTGGCGCCCGTGTTGAAGCTCGCCAGGCCCGCGTTGGAGAAGACGATGGGCTCGCCGAAGAGGCTGCCGGTGTTGATCGCGGCGTTCGGGGTGCTGTTGTCGCCGACGAAGAGCATGCCCTTGGTCGTGTCGCGCATGCCGCGGAGTTTGGCCTTGACCTGGCGGCGAGCCCAGAAGCCGGTCACGTCGTAGCCATCCGCCTCCACCAGGCCCATGGCGGTGTTGACGTCGTCGACGAAGTCGACGGTGGAGGTGCCCGCGATGACCAGGTTGCCTGCGGAGTTGGCGCCGGAGACGATGCTGGGCGGGAAGGTCGACGGTGCGTTGGTGCCGAAGAAAATCGCGTCGTCCAGGGCGACGCCGAAGGCTTCGGTGATCTTCGGACGCGTCTGCGCCCAGAAGTCGTAGTCCATGTCGTCCAGGAGGTTCTTGGCGATGGGGACGATCACGGCCATTTCTTCGGCGTTCAGGTAGACATTGTCCCACTGGAGCGACGTCGTCTGCTTCATGCCGATGTCGCGCGCGTCCAGGCTGGCGCCGGTGATCCAGTACGCCACTGGCAGCTGCGACATGACCGGGATGCGCTGCTGGGCGCGCTTCATGCGGACGTGCGGCATGAGCTGCAGCGCAGCACTCTTGACCTCGATGGACTGAACGATTTCCCGCTGCACTTCTTCAGGGATCAGCGGACCCGAGCCAGGCGTGGCACGGGAGGCGATGCTGTTGTACGGCAATCGAGTGAGCCCTCGTATCGAATGGGGCTCACTCTCGCGATTCGCTCAGCGCCGAGTCAGCCCGCAGTGTTGTGTCGCGCTCCCCCGACGCCGTAGTAGTCGCGGAGGATGTCGGCGACCTTTTTGTCAGATGCGCTCGGCGCGCTGGCCGGCAGCAGATCGGGATCGGCGAAGCCTTGACGTGACTCCGATAGGACCTGCTTGCGGAACGCGGGATTGCGGCGGAGTTTCGCCTCAGCGTCGCGTTCAGCCTGGGTTTGTGCCTGCTTCTGGAGGCTCTTCAACGCCTCTCGAACAATCAAGTTCCGTCCCTGCAAGCCGACTCCGGCGCCCTCGAGCTTCATAATCCGCTCGCGTTCGCTCATCGGCAGCATTTCCATGAGTGGGTCGATGGCGACCCGGTCGTGCTGCGTTCCGATATCCGCGAAGAATGACGCGAGGCCCTGCGTCTGCTGTTGCTGCTGCTCGGCTTCGCGCTCTCTCTGGGCGAATTGCCAGGGATCTTCATCCCGAAGCTTGCGGCGTTCAGCCGCCCTCGCCTCCTGGAGCCGCTTCGCTTCTCGGCGGTCGGTCTCAGCCTGGATTCGACGGTCTAACTCCTCCTGGGTCAGCGTGAGCTTGCTCGACGCTTGTCCGTCCGTCCCCAGTTCCCCGCCATCATTCGGAGCCTCCGTGGTGCGTCGGTTGAGTAACCGATCCCACCAGTGTGGTGAAGACCCTTCCTTCGGCTCGTCGGAAACCGGTTCCGCCGCGACTGCATCGGGTGCGCTCTCGACACCCTGAGAAGGCGTGTTTGGTTGTTCGGGTTGCATGATAAGCGCTTAGCCTCCGAATTGGTACTTCATCCAGTCCCAAGGGGTTCCCGTGCCCGTCGTCGCGCCGACGATGGGTCCCGTCGCCGGCGTGCCTGCCCCGCCACCGGGGTACATCTGCTGGTACGCGGGGTTGTACAGACCTGGCGTTGTGGGTGGCGGGGGCATGGCCACCGGCGGGAGCCCCTGTGCTTGCGCTGGAGCAGGCGCTGGAGCTGGGGCTGGGGCTGGGGCTGGCATCCCGCTGGGCATGTACCTGGTGCGGTTCAGCTGACCGGGCACGTCGATGGCCTGGAAGTTGGGCGGCGGCGTGCCGGTGGCCGCTGCCGCGGTGGGCGAGATGTACTTGAGCGCGTCCATGACCGCGTCGTTAGCCGTCTTGGTCAGGTCCGGCGCCTGGTACGTCACCGCGTTCGGGACCGCACCCAGCCCTGCGAAGTCGCCTTTGGAGGCAGCGGCACTGGCAGCCTCGAAGCCCGGGCCCACCCGCCCGTTCTGCATGCCCGCGAAGGCGCTGATGGCCTGCGTACCAGCCCCCAGCGCGGTCTGGTACGCGGCGCGTTGCATCTCGCTCTGATCTTTGGCCTGCTGGAATTGCGCAGCCTGTTGCGCGGCCTGGAGGCTCTGCTGCTGGGGTGCGACCTGGGCGTCGTACCAGGAGTTGTATTCCCTCAGCGCGTCGTCGGCGGTGTACTGCTTACCGGCGATGGTCTGACCGACCTTGCCCTGCACCTCCGCGCCCTTGGCCTGCATTAGCGACTGGATCTGACCGACGCGCGCAGCGACCTCCGCCTGCGTCTTGGGGATGAACTCGGGGTTGATGCCCGCCGCCGACACCGCGCCGCTGTTCGGGTCGCGCTGCCAGATCGACATGCCTGTCGGCGTGGTCTGCACCGTCGGCGCGTTGCCCTGGGCGATCTGCTGCTGGGTGCGCGCCGTCGAGGCCTGGGTGCCGGCGGTGGACGCTTCTGTGCCGGCCAGCGTGGCGGCCTGCTGCGCCAGGTCACCAGGCAGCTTGGCTTTAGTGACGTCGATGTTCTGCTGGATCTGCTGCGTTTCGGCGCCAGTGCGCTGGGTGGTCGCCTGCTGGCCGGCCGTCTGCGCGGTGGTCAGGCCGATATTGGCGGCGTCAACCTTTTCCTTCTCCGCCTGCGTCTTGTCGAACTGGCGCTGCTGCTGGCCCTGGGACTGATCGAACTCGTAAATCTTCTGTTTGAGCTGAGCTTCGCTGAGGCCCTGCGCTCGAGCGTCGAGCTGCATCTTCTGCAGTTCCGCGGACGTCATGTACCCGTTGCCTGCAGCAGCGTTCGCTTCACGCTCACCGCGGAGCGCCTCGTTCTTGTTGCGGTCGAGCGCCTTGTTGATCTCGTCGTCGGCGTTAGGGGTGTGCGCGGGGACAATCAGCTTGACGCCGTTCGGTGACGAGGGGTCCAGGACGTACCAGCCCGTGTCGGCGCTGCCGTACGCGGTCGGCTGCGCCGTGCTCGGCTTCGCCGCAGCGTTGGGGCTGGGCACAGTAATAATCGGGGAGTTCGTCGCCGACACCGGCTGTGACGCATCGAACTTGTCATTCTTGATGACGATGTTTTCTTGACCCTGGGGCGCGCTGATGGCGCCCGTGCCGCCACCAGTCTGGATTGCAGCGAGGATGGCCTGGGTCTGCTCAGGCGTGAACTGCGTTGTCTTCGATTCAGCCATCACTTCCCTCCAAAATTGGATACAGTGCGCGGCATGTCGGAAGAGTCACCCGAGCGCGATTGGGATGCGCTCCTCGAGCCTGAGAAGATCACCATCTGGGAGCAGCGTCGGCGCGAGCGAGCGCTCAAGGCCATGCGGCGTCGAGACCGCATCTGGACCGTGTTCACCTGGATCGTGATCGGCGCCGTCTTCCTGATCTGGCTCGCGCTGTTTCCCTGGGCCACACGCGTACCGGGGCCGTGGAATTGGCTCACCTGGCCTGCCTGGATACTGCTGTTCCCCTCACTGCTGTTCGTCACCGTCGTCATCCTGCGTTGGCTAGAGCGTCGATTTCTTCCTGGTTCTGATCAGGAGTTGCTGCTTGAATCCTGATCGCATCGCGCCGATTCTGCTGACGCTGGTAGCCCTCGAGGCCCTGCCCCAGAAGCTCCGGCGTCATCATCGTGCGCGCCACCTCGCGCGACTTGCTGTAAATACGCTCGATCTCCTTCGCCTTCTGCTCGTCTGGTAGCTTCTTCCACGAGTCGGTGTCGACAAGCGCTGTCAGGAGCGCGTACGCGAGCTGGCCAGACTGCTCCTGGTAACGGCGCTGCTGGTCGTCGGTCAACTCCACGGGAAGTTTCCCGTTCAGGACGGTGATGTTCTTGTCGGGCGCGCCTGGCTCGACGCCGTACGCGTCCTGGAGTCGGTGCAATTCGATCTCGACCGGGTCATCGCGCACGTGGCTGCTCGGGAAGGGGTTGAGGAAGGCATCGAGCCCGCTTTGTGGACGCTCCACGGGAAACCCAAAATTGTCCAACCGCTCGGGCACCGTATGCGACACGCCCGGCAGGTTGGCGGCAACCCCTTCGAGCACACTGTTCGGATCGCGCACCGTGTTGTCGGTCATACGCGCCAGGCCGCGCAGCAGTGCTGAGCCAGGGATGGCATTGCTGGCGTACTGCGTCGCCAGGCGCTCGATCTGTTTGGTGGGGTCCTTGCCGCCGCTAGAGCCGTTCTGGAACAGGTCCAGCGTGTCGTACAACCCCTGCGTCCAGGTCTGATTCAGCAGGCCTTTGCCGGCCGCCAGGCCAGCCATGGTCGCTACCCCGCCGATGTCTTCGGGATCCTTGAGCTGCCCGCGCTTGACGGCGTCGGCGATATCCGCGGCTGAGCCAATCAGCGTCGAGTACGGCTGCAGCGCCTGGTAGCTGTGCCAGTTGCCGGTGACCGGATCCTTGAAGGCGTACGGGAGTTTGCCCGAACGGTAGAAGGCGTCGCGCTCGGTCGGGTCATCCGGTGCGCGGCCGGTCAGGTTGTCGCCGGAGGCGGCGTAGGCGTACAGACCGCCCATGAGCGCGCTGCCCATCGCCGTGCGCGACATGCGGTCCGCCAGGTCGCCGGCGCCCGCTTCGCGCAGTGCTTGCCGCCCAGCCTTGGTGCTGAAGTCCGCGCCGATTTTCAGTGCGCCCAGCGGTGAACGCTCCAGCATGTACTTGGTGACGTTGATCGGCGTGCGAGTAAACGGCACGACGAACTTGAGCACAGGCCATTTATTCCAGGCGGCGTTGAGCTTGGAGGCGAACTCGTCGTTCTGTTGAAAGACGCGGTACTCCGCTTGCTTGCCGACGCTATCCAGCATCTCTTGCGTCGGTGCGCTGGTCAGGCGCGCGACCCGCTCAGCGAACGCATCGCCGCTCAGGCCTTCCTGCTTGGCGATGCGGTACGCCTCACCCCGCAGTGCGCCCGCGCCGTTGACGCCGCGGAAGAACTGGTCTTCTGCCTCGAGCGCACGGCCGGGATAACCCAGCGCCTCGAGTGGCGTTCCGGCAAACGGCTCGTGCGTCAGGCGCGTGATCTCGCCACCTTTGCCTGGCGTGCCGTATTTCAGCGCGTCGAGCGTATCGCGCCAGGTGCCCGGATCGGCGATTGCGTCCTTCATGCCCTGCAGCTGGGCGATGGACTCGCCAGCGTAGCGCTGGCGCGGGCCGCTGTCGCCCAGCAAGCGCCTGGCGAGCGGATCGAAGGCCGCGGAGCCCAGGCTCTCCGCCGGTGTGCCGACTGCGGTCGCGGTGTTCGAGACAATGTTGCGAATATGCGTCAGCGGATTCGAGAGCAGGTTGAAGTACCACAGCGCGGTGAGCTTGTCGGTGAAGGTATAGTTCCGCGCGATCTTGGCAAAGTTCGACAGTTTCTCCGGGTCGCTCAGGTCCACCTTGGACAGCTGAGACGCCCACTCCTCTGGCGTCATCTTGGCGTTGCCGGCCATCGTTTCGACCTGGCTAATCAGGTTCTTCTGCCCACTCATCGTGTCCGCGGACAGGCCTTCCAGCAGTGAGCCTGCCTTGGGCAGGCGCTTGCCGACCGCTTCCTGAAGCGCCTGGTAGCGCGCCAGCTCGCCCACCATCTCGGACACCGCCTGAGTGTTGCTCGTGTCGTAGCCCAGCTGTTGCTGAAGCCGCGCCAGACGACTCTGGGACTGCGTCATCGCCTCATCCAGTGCGCGCAGGGCGTCGGGGTTGTCGCTCCAGGCCTTCACTATGCGGCTGGAGTCCTCACCCGATGCCGCAGCCAGGCGCTGAATCGGACCGTCCAGCGAGGTGGTGCGATCAAAGGGGTTGGCGTGTGCGGTCTGGACCAGGTCCTGAACGGGTTGCGGGATGTAGCCCGGCAGTTTCAGTTCGGGCGGAGTGAATACGTCCGGCCCGGTCATGCGCGGGCCTTCACCCTCGCCCTTCGGCAGGCGCTCACTGCCGACCGGGAGCTCCTGACCCATGCCGCCCAGCGGCAGCTGGCCGGGCTGCGCGCCGCCGGGAATGTCAGGCCCGACACCAGGGCTCAGACGCTCGCCGCCTGTCACTAGCTCCTGGCCCATGCCCTCGAGCGGAGTCTGGCCAGGCATCGGCCGATTGGGCAGGTCGACGCCGCCGACGTCGGGCAACCGCTCGTTGCCCACCGGTAGCTCGCGGCCCATACCACCAAGCGGCAGCTGCCCAGGCGTTGGGCCCTTCGGCATCTCCGGGTTCTCCATGCCGCCGACTGCGATCATCGCCTTCTGATAGGCGTCACGGTCTTCCGGTGTCATCACCGACGGATCGACACTCAGGGTCAGCGGTGCCTGGCCTTTCATCGGAATGGACTGTGCGCCCGCCGTGCCCGCGTACTTGTTGTTCAGGTCGACAATCGTCTGAGCTGAGTCGGTCGGGCTCGAGCCTGACAGAAGCGCGCTGAGCACGCCGCTGGCGACCGGGATGTTCTTGTCCTGAAGATCTCTGGCGAGGCTTGCTCGCGTCTCAGGTGACATCACGTCCGCTGCGCTCTTGATCGCGTCGCCGACGCCGGTGAGGTGCGGGGTGGTGACAGCATCCAGGACCTGCTGGTCCAGGCCACTGGGCTGCCCCGCGGCGGCCTGCGCGTTGGCCTGGCCGAAATTGGTGTAGTCCGGCGGGCCGCCCGGACTGCCAGGCCGCAGACGCCCGGTCGCCGCGGCGGTGAGGTTGCCGGACGTGTCCACCAGCGGCTGATCGACCTGAAACTGGGGCGCCGCCGGCTGGTTTTCGTCTGGTTTCCGGCTGGTTTCCGTGTCGCTGGTACGGCTGGGCTGGAAGAGGCTTGTCACTGCATCCTTGGCCTGGCCAAGACGATTGAGCACTCCCTGAACACCGCCGACCGCCTGCTGCGTCGGCACGTCCTGCTCGAGGGATTTCAGGAGCACCTGCGCGTTGTAGTCCTGGCCGAGACCGCCTTCAGAGCCCACCCCATTCGAGATGCCCTTGCCGATGCCGATGTGCAGATGAGTCGCGCCCTCGCCACCTTTCCAGGCGTTGCCGGAATTGCCGACGGCGCCGATCTGCTGCCCGGCCTGCACCGTATCGCCGATCTTGAGCGAAGGCGGCGCATCGAAGTGCGCGTAGTAGTAGTCCAGGCCGTCAGTGCCGTGGATCAGCACCGCGTTACCGCCGACCTGGTGGTCGCCCTTGTCCTGGAAGACCTCGACAACCTTGCCGCCCAGCATGGCAGCCACCGGCGTCCCCCGTGGCGCCATGAGGTCGCTGCCGCCCTCAGAGTGGTAGGTCGCGTCCGGATTGTTGTCCGAGCGGAAGGGCAGCGGGAAGATGCGGCCGACCTGGTCCGGAGTGCCCGTCTGCAGCACCGTCGAACCGTTGCTTTGCCGTGGCGGCGCCGGCGCATGCGCGTCGACCGAACCACCGGCACCGATGTCGTTGTAGGCACTCGCGTAGTTGCGGCGCGCGGATGACTGTGGGTTCGTAAAGTCGTAGGGCCTCTCGGCCTGGGCCGCGACCCACGAGGCTTTCTCGGCGCCGGTCAGGCCAGCCGGCGCACTGGCGTACGCCTTGGCGTACAGCGGCACGATCTGAGACGCTTGCAACTGCGCACCGCTTTCGCCAAGCAACTGCTGCTCGTTGTTGGCGTACGGCGCGCCCATCCCGCCCAGATCGAACTGGAACAGTCCGCGGCCTCCGCCGCCTTTCTGGACGGCGTTGGGGTTCCAACCTGACTCTGCTTTGGCGCCGGCGGCCACGGTACGAATGAAGTCGGGGTCATTCGCGAGCTCGGGCGGGGCGTTGGCGGAGATGAGCTGGCTGAGCCAGTCCGGCACGCTGCCTACCTGAGGAACTGCGCCTGCATTCGCAGCGGTAGGCGACGTGCCGGCGCTCGTCGGCGCGGCGGGCAAGCCCGGCAGGCTGGAGCCGAACGTGCTCAGATCCGCGCCGGCCTTCAGGGCCGCACCCATGGCGCTGCCAATCGGGTCACCGCTGTACGGCTGCAGGTTCGAGGCGAAGGCATTCAGGTCAGCGCCAGACTTCACAGCGGCGCCCATCGCCGACGTGATCCAGTCCTGCATCCCGCCAGACGGCTGCCCGCCCGACACGCTCGGAGTGGCGTTTCCACTGGCGGGCAGCGGCTCTGGCGCGGGAGCAGGCGCCGTAGCTACTGGCGCTGCGGGCGCCGGAGAGGGGAAGTCTGGCGGGGGTTGACCCAGATCTGGCGCGGATTCTGCAGGAGCCTGGGCCGGCGCCGACTCTGGAGCCGAAGGATGCCACTCCGGGAGGGGGACACCCCCTGGTCCAGGAATCGACACCGGCGTCGAGGGAGCGGGCGCCGGCTCGGGAGGCGGAGCCGGCGCAGCCTCTGGGGGCGGCGGTGCGGGGGCTTGCCCCGTGACTGACCCGATGGTGTCGCCGGCCGCGGATGCTGCTCCGCCGACGAGTGACTGCAGGCCAGCGATCTTCTCGCTGATGGCCTGCTGCAACCCGAACGTCTGCTGCTTCTGCTCGAGCTCGCGCTGCAGCCGCTCCTGCTCGTACTGGTCGTACGCGTTTTGATCGATGTCGGGCAGCATCGTCATCGGCGACGTCTCCAGGGCAAGTGCGTCCAGTAACGGCAGCCTTTCCAGCCCAGGCCGTTCCAGAGCAACCAGTCAGCCAGGCTGTAGCGCCTCACTGGAGTCGCCAGGTCCCCGCGCTAGAAGCGTTCTGGGCGTATTTCGGCAGTGCCTGCTGGCGGAGCGCTTCGACATCCTGCTTGTCCCAGCCGTTTGCCTCGTACATGCCCTGCAGCATCTGCTGTTGGCTTGGGGTCATGTTGTTCCAACTCTGCGCCGCGATCTGGTTCGGGGCCGGCAGGTTGTACTGCTGGTTGGCACCGTAGGCGTTGGTGCCGTTGCCCATGGCCTGCTGGTACTGCGCCTGGGTCTGCTGTTGGCTACTGCCAGTGCCGACGCCGAGACCTGAACCCCAGGTCTGAGCGCTCATTTGTGAGGGGTCCTGGCCAGTGTTGCCACCGTTGGGCATGGCCGCATTGCGGTAGTTGCCCGCGGCCAGCATCTGGTTCTGGTAGCCAGGCTGTTGGTAGCCAGGTTGCATGTAGCCAGGCTGTTGCGGCTGGCCTGGGTTGGTGGTGTAGCCGCCGACCTGCTCCTGGAGCGTGTTCAGGTTGGCTGCCTGAGGCTGGTAGCCCGTCGTTGCTCCGCCGCCAGGCACGTACTGGCCCATAGCGGCGGCGTACAGGTCGCGCATCCCGTTCGGCGTCGAGCCCAGGACCTGCTGATACTTCGCCCAGTCAGCGGGCCCGCGCAGGCTCGAGAGCAACTGCAGGTACGCCTGAGTGTTCTGCTGGTTGGCCTGCGACTGCTGGTAGGCCTGATTCCAGTATTGCTGTTGGGCTGCCAGCGTCTGCTGGCCTGAGCCTGGCGTCGGATTGGCGCCGGTCGACGCCGTCGAGCTCGGGGCGTTGTACCAGCCGGTGATGCCCGCCTCCGTGGCCGCCTCGTTGAAATACTGCTGCTGAGCGGCCAGGGTCTGCTGATTGGCCGTCGGCGCCGCATTCGAGCCATAGAGCGCCTGCATGGCCATCGTCGGCGCTCCCGCGGTCGGCATGCCGTAGGTGCCGTACATCTGCTGCATCTGCAGTGAGGCAGTACCGCCTGGGCCGTTGCCGTTCTGGCCAGGCGCCTGAGCGAGGCGCTGGTACGTGGCGGTGTCCACGTTGCGCACCATGTCCGGGTTGTTGACCATGTCCCAGGACCCGCCGGCGCGCAGGAAATCGCCCTGGTCGCCGAACATGCGCAGCTGACCGTTCTGCTGGATCTGGCCGATGGCGTTGGTGCTCGGGTCGCGGATGAAGGTGCCCGGCGCGTACGTCATCTGGCCGGGGTCGTAGTAGACGCCGGTGACGCCCGCCTGGTTCAGGCCGTACTGCTGCGAGTTCTCGAGGGCAGCCTGCGTCATGGTGCCCGGTGACACGGACTTCAGACCATTGGCGTATGCCTGGCCGAAGGTGGTATCGGTCCACTGCATGTTGGGCAGCGTCGCCTGGCCGGCGGTCGTGCCGAAGCCGTAGCCACCAGGGAAGTAGCCCGACAGGGTCGCGGCGTCATTCATCTGCTGCCAGGCAAATTTCGCCTTGGCCAGGGCGGTTTGCTCGCCCTCGTTGTTGGCCATCGAGGTGTTGTAGGCAGCCTGAGAGGCGGCCTGCGCACGCTGCGTCAGCGCCTGGTAGGCCTGGATGTCGGCGTAGGTCATGCCCATGAGCGGTTACCTCCCTGCTGGGCGTACCATCGGCGGCGTCGGGGGACGTGGCGGAGCGACGGGTGGCGGACGTAATGACGGTGGTAATGCACCGGCTGGGCCTGGTGGTGGCCCGGCTGGAGGACCTGGCGGCACGCCAGGAGGACCTGATGGCACGCCTGGAGGCATTGGAGGCCCACCTGGGACACCGCCCGGCGGGGTACTCGGCCATTCCTTCGGAACCTCAATCGGCGCCGGCTCCGCGGGACGATACTCCGGCCAGCGTTTGACGACGGCCTGATACACGCCGCCGAAGCCCTCTGGGCCCAGGCGCTGCAGCTCCTCCTGCCGCCCCTGCACATTCGGCGTGCCGTCCGGGTTGAACAGACGCGTGCGGTAGAACTCGAGCTTCTGGTCTTCGGTGATGTTGGCCGAAAACGGCGCCCTGGCCGGCGCGAACGCCAGCGCCACGTCGGTGGCGGTGGAGTCGATCCAGTTGGCCAGGTCGTCGGAAACGTCGTCGAGGAAGTTCGCGCTGCCAGGCATCTAGGCACCTCCAGGCAGTGGCATTGCGTTGCCAGGCGGACCTGGCACGACCGGCGTACCGGGGACACCTCCAGGTGGCATACCACCTCCTCCACCGCCAGGAGGTGGAGGAGCGACCGGCAACCCATTCCCAGGAGATGGAACTGGGTTCGGAGGCATACCACCCGGACCCGGTACAGGCGGCGCACCCGGTGTGCCACCCGGTACTCCGGCCGATCCCGTGCCCGCTAGCTCCTGCGGGCTCGGCATGCCCGCGGCGGCCATGCGCTGCGAGCGGATCGTGCCAATCTTCTGCAGGATGGCGTTCTTGAGTTCCTGCTGGATTTCCTGGCTACTCTTGAGATCGTGCAGGAGCCAGGACTTCTCGACCTCGTCGGGATTCCCTCCGGCGCGCTCGACGGCGTCCTCGTAGGTGATGAGCTTGAGCTGCATCTTCTCGCCGATAGCCCGCGTCTCGATGATTTCGTTCGAGGGTGTGGAAGGCGCGAGCTTCGCTTCGTAGCGGTGGACGCCCTTCAACTCGTCGGGTCCGATGCCGAGCCAGGCGGCTTTACTCTGCCCGCCGATGGACTTCTTGCCACGCTTGGCTTCGATCTCACCCCAGGCGTACACCTTCTCACCGATGCGGTTCTCGATCAGCCAGGACTCGAAGCCGACGCGCTCGCCGAGGGTGACTTCTGCATTGCCGACAATCGGGTCCCAGCCCAGGCGCGCCAGGTAGGCGGCCTGGTTGAGGGCGTAGCCCGACTGATCGCTGGCAACCACACCCTGGACCACGCTAGGCAGCGCGAGCTCGAGCATCTGCTGCACGTTCTGGAGCAGTTTGTCGGCGTCGATACCCGAATGCGGTTGGTCGATGGGCGCGATATCGAACGGAAACAGCTTGCCAGGCTCGAGCGTGGAGTTCTGCGAGCTCTGTTCTCGGGCGTCGGTGCCGTACGGCATAGCCGGCAGGCCTGGAATCTGGCCTGGTGGGGTGGTCTTTTTGAACGCCGGATACGCGGTCATGTACGCCGCCTGGCCCTGCATGGTCAGCAGGCTGTCCAGCAGGGGAAACAAGCGCAGGAAGCCGAACAGAATCGACAGTCCAGCGTGCTCTGGCAGCCTGGAGGCCGTCGTCAGCCCCAGCGCGTGGAAGTACGGGCCTTTGAGCGTCTTGAGGATGGGGTCGCCGTAGGAATGGCGCAGCACACGGCAGAGCGTCGACTTGTCGAGGCCCTTTTGGCGCTGGCTCGGGCCCTGCAGGCAGATGACCTGGACCTGGTAGTCCCACACTTCGATGCAGCGCACCGTCTGACCACTGGTGCCATTGCCGCTGCCGCCCATGATCTGCGACCACTCCGCGCGCGCCAGTTCCGCGGCGCGTGGATCGAGTCCGCTCCAGGTCTTGGGGTCCACCACGTTGCCGTTGCGGTCCAGGCCAGCGCCGAATTTCTCGAGCGCTTCCTGGTATGGCAGTTCCTTGACCTCCATGCACGCGGTGTAGCCGTTCTCGTTTTTCGAGTAGTACCAGGTCTCGGGCGGAACGTCCGTGCTGGCAATCGGATACGGCAGCGACAGTTTGAACTCTTCGGTCTTCTGGTTGTAGATGCGGTCTTTGGCGTCCTGGTCGTACTCCTTGACCTGCTCGAGCTGCTTTTCCAGGTCCTTGGACTTCTCGTCGTACTCGCCCCAGGCGGTTCTCGAGCGCTCGACGGTCTTGATGACGCCCTCGCCTTTGGTGGCCAGGCTCCACATGAACAGGCGCAGGAGCTGGCGCTTGGACTCTTGCTCCTGGCGCTTCCAGGACGACTCGAAATAGTTCTCGCGCAGCGTCGAGTTCTGCTGGTAGACGTCGCCGAAGCCGATGGGCTTGAACACGACGCTCATCGGGTTGACGCTCAGCGCCGCGGTGACGGTGTTGGCGATGTGGAGTGCCAGGGGCGAGCGGACTTCGATGGCGGTCTTGCGGTACGCCTCCGGGATCTCGACCGGCAGGTTGCCAAAGAGCACCGCATCGATGTCGGAGTACAGTTCGTCGCGCTCGCGGAACTGGCGGCGCAGGTCCTGGGCCAGTTCCATCGTCGCCCGCTCCATAGCGTCCTGGTCAGAGGGCTTATCAAACCAGCCCTTGGGCGGCGCGACGGACATACTCATGCGGCAGGCTTCCTTTCAGGGATGGGGTGACACACCTGGCAGACCCACTGACCATTCCGCCAGACCCAGGCGGCCTGAAGGCAGGGCGTATTCCGTAGACAGGTAGAGCGCAGGTCCGGCGGCGGCGTGAGGCTCATGCGCGCTGCTCCGTAACGTAGAAGGAAGTGTAGGAGCCAGGCCAGAAGCCGCCGGTGCCGGTGTTGAGGTAGCAGCAGATGGCGTAGCGGTGGACCCCAGCCAGCGGAGCCGTGTCGTAACCAATGATCGACCAGCCGCTCAGAGCGCCCGCAACCGCAGACTGGACGCACTGCTGAGTGTCGAAGTACAGCGCGCCGTCGCGCATGAAACCGAAGTACATCAGCGCCTGGGCGGTAGCCATCGTCACTGTGCCGCACGCTTCGAGGCGGATGGTTGTGCCGCTGCGGCACGTGGCGTTGGCCTGGGCGGCAGTCTCGAACCACTGGCCTGCCGCCGGAGCCGACCAGTTACTGGTGGCGCGGTAGTAGCCGAGAATCGCCTGGGCCGAGCCAGCCGGCAGGGTGAGGCCGCCCCCGCTCTGTGGATTCAGGCTGATGTTCTTGCCGTAGATGTTGAGGTCCAGCCACTGGCTGGTGTCGCGGTCGTAGGACTGGATGTTGCTGGACTGTTTGGGGTAGTGCGCCAGTTCCAGGCTGGAACCGGAGCCTTGACCGTCGCGCGGCCAGACGGCCTGAGCGGTGACGGGTGAACCGATGGCGCGCACGAGCGCTGCGCTCAGCGGACCACGGTGGATGATCAGCCCGCTGCTGGTGCTCTGCTGACCGTTTTCAGCCTCGCCGTAGGCGACCGCTTGCGTCATCCGAACGTCACTTTTCCGACCGGTTCCGCGGCCCAGGGCTGCGCTTCGGCGCACAGGCCGTAGCGCAGCGCGTCGACCTCATCGTCAGGCGTACGCGTGCCGCCAATCTTGTCGGCGACGTCTTCGGGGTCGAGCGGGTCCATGACCATGGCCGGCAGGTTGCGCACCAGGGCCGGGCAGCGCTGGTGCATGATCTTGAGCCGCGGCAGCGCGTCTTCTTCGACCTTGCGCTCGAGCGCGACCTGCACGCCGTGTGCGAGCGCTCTACGCATGACCGCCCAGCCCTGGCGGCGGTTGTTGAAGCCCGGCACAATGTTGGGCACACCGCCGGAGGCGTACACCTGGGCGATGCTGGGGCGCATCGACTCCGTGCGCGGGTTGAACATGCTCGGGTCGAGCACCACCTGAGTGATGCGCTCATCCTTGCTGCGGTCGATGATCAACTGCGCCTGTTGCTCGTCGCGGATGCCCGCCGCGCTGATCTCGCGATAGACGTAGATGTGGCCGCCTGGTCGATCTCGCGTGAGCCAGAGCGCGACCCAGGGATGCGCGAAGCCCCAGTCCACACACACCCAGCGGATCCAGTCTTCGGGCGGGTCGAAGGCGTCGACCAGGTGCTGCCGCGGGTCGAATTCGGTGAAGTACATGCCCTCCGCTGCCACTCTCAGCCCGAGCAGCAAGCGGTCACGCAGATAGCCCGTCAGCGCCTCGAGCGGCGCCAATCGTGCAGGGGTGATGGTGGGGTTGTCGGTGTGTCTGGCGATCAGGAACGTCGTCTTGCCTTCGCGCTCACGGTCGTACAACCAGAAGCTCGGCTCACGCGGGTTCAGGTCGGCGAGGAGCTGCTGGTAGGGCATGATCCCGCCGCGCCCAGTCACACGCGTGGTCAGGATCTCCCAATCCGACTGCTCCAGCTCGGAAACTTCCTGCACGTAAATTAGGTCGCCCTCGAACGATTTGACCTTCTCGGGGTCGTCCATGCCGAACAGGTAAATTTTCGAACCGTTGATGTAGCGGTACTCCTCACCGTTCCACAGGCGCGCTGCGCCGTCGGGCAGGACCTGGCGCTCGAAGGTCTGCATCGCCGTCGAGGTGAGGCTCTTGCGCGTCTTACGCACAAACGCCGCGACTGCACCCGGGTATTTGGTCATCGCGGCGTGCATCTTCTCGAGGCACGCCCTGGATTTGCCGCAGTCGGCCGGACCTTCGACCACGACCTCGCGGTCGCGGCAGCGGAACAGCTCAGCGTTGGCGCCGTACGGCTTGAACGGCTTGGTCTCAGGGTCGAGGGTGGCGACGCTCGCCGTCGGCTCGACCAGGAGCTGGCTGGTGGCCTGAAGCCCGCGCGGCGTGGCCACCTAGACGCTGTTCCAGGCGTCCGCGTCGATAGCCTTGACCACCGTCGTCTGGGTTACCGTCAGCTTGTCGCCGTACTTTTCGGGCTTGTGCGCCTGCAGCAATTTGGTGAGCATGGCGTCGCTCGGCCGCCACTCATGGATCTCTTCGTACAGCAGCCCATGGCGGTAGACGCGGCGTGTGAGCTTCGAACCGGCCACCGCGCGGGTACGTGCCTCTGCCTCGAGCGCCTCGATGGCTTCGGCTTCCGCGGTGTGGAAGCGCATCGCGAAGGCCTCGTCCATCTCCTGCCACTTGTGGAATTGACTGCGGAGAATACCGCCTGCCTTGAGCGCGGCGGCCAGGTCGCCATTGGCGGCGTAGCTGGTCAGGAAGGCAGTCTGCGGGTCGAGGGGGTACTTTGGCGGTGCTACTGCCTCGAGAGAATTCTCCTCAGAGACTTCCTGGCGGACAGGTCGCGCGAGAAGGTGCTTCTCACGATGACGCATGACCGCCCAGCGGGTGATGCCCAGCTCGCGGCCGATCTCGGAGACGTTGTGTTCTCCGCGGAGCCGCGCTTCGATTTCAGCGCGTCGGGGATGTGCGCACAGACCACACCGCTGGGCCACGGGGCCACTGTACTCGTTCTCATGAGAGAATTCACGAGAGAGAAGTCTGGTGCGCACCGTGCGCCGGTAGGCGGGCGAGCTGCGGGGCTGTCGGGCTGTCGACCCGCACAGCGTTACGAGGAACC